ATTTGTGATAGATGTGGTTTTCAATACTATTATTTAGATTTAAAAAAAGAGTGGAATGGACTGTTTGTTTGTCCTGAGTGCTACGAACCTAAACACCCACAATTAGAACCTCCATATTCAAAACCTGACCCTGAAGCGTTACAAAATCCTAGACCAGATAGACTAGAACCAACAATTGTTTTTGTTGGAGCACCTGCAGATTCTGCTTTTGAGTCTGATGGAATGCAACCTGCAACACAAATCAGAGAGTTGATTATAGGATCAAGTCTTGGTACAGTAACAGTGGTGATATCATGAATTATTCTGAATTATTAGACAATGTAAGAAATTATACAGAGGTTACATCTGACGTTTTAACAAATACAGTTATAAATGTTTTTATTACAAACACAGAAAATAAAGTCTCAAGAGAGGTTGATAGTGATGACCAGAGAAGATATGCAACAACAACCTTTGAAGCCAACAATGCTTTTTTAGATGTCAGTGGTCCTGAGGGTGGATTTAAATTTGCTAGAGGATTACAATTAGTTGAAACTGATGGGACTAGAACTTGGCTACAACAAAGAGATACAACTTTCATAGATGAGTATATTCCAGAGAGATCAACAACCGATACTAACTTTACAGGAAAGCCAAAGTATTGGGCTAACTGGGATGCAACACAATTAGTAGTGGCTCCTACTCCAAACGCAGCTTACACAGTAGAGATGTGGTACAACGAAACTCCACAAAGATTAGGAAACGGTTCTGGGTCCACAACTACCACAACATTTTTATCCAACAATGCCTCAGAGGTGTTGTTGTATGGAACGCTATCTGAAGCATTTTCATACTTGAAAAATGACAAAGATATGCAATTATACACACAGAAGTTCCAACAAGCTCTTCAGCTTTTTGCACAAGAGCAGATGGGACGTAAACGTAGGGATGAGTACAGTGATGGTGTATTACGACTCCCCCTAAGATCAGTAGACCCAGGAGGTAGTTAAAAATGGCAATAAACCAAGCAGTCTGTGCTTCCTTTAAACAGGAGTTATTGGCAGGGGATCACGATATTGATAACGACACAATCAATCTTGCTCTGTACACAAGCTCTGCAACATTAAACGGAAACACTACAGCGTTTTCAGCAACTAACGAAGTTGGAAACTCAGGAACATACGCTAGTGGTGGTGCAACTTTAACAAGTGCAACCATTGGCTTAACCAAAACAAGCGCAACGGCATCAACAGCATTTGTTGACTTTGCAAACGTAAGTTTTACTTCGGCAACAATATCTGCTCAAGCAGCTTTGATCTATAATAGATCATCAACAAATACTAATGCAGCTATTGCAGTTTTAGATTTTGGTAGTGTAAAGACATCAACAAACGGTACATTCACAATCGCATTTCCAACTAACGATGCTTCAAGTGCTATATTAAGATTATCTTAATATAAGGAGTCATTACCATGGCAGATGCTTGGAATGAGGGCACGTGGGGGCAAGGCTTTTGGGGACAACAAAGTTCAGTCACAGTAACTCTTACTGGTGTCTCAACTACATCCGCTTTAGGTACGGTTTCGGCTACTGCTGACGTATCTGTACCCCCATCTCCAGTTACACTTACAGCTGCTTTAGGCACCCCTGTAGCAGAACCAGAACACGTCGTTTCACCCACAGGTGTTTCATTTGAAACACAATTATCAGGAGCTTTAGCTATTGAGGAAGGCGCAGGTGTCGTCTTAGGTAGCTTATCTGTTTCTTTTGCTGTTGGTGATGAAGCAGGATCAGGAACTGTAGATGCAGGATGGGGCAGGAGCACTTGGGGTTCTTTTGCATGGAATGAAAATATAACACAAGAAGTTAGTGTTACAGGCGTTGCAATGTCAACGTCTCTTGGCACGACAACACAATCAGTAGGTACAGGTGTAATCGTATCTGCCACAGGCTTGGGCATGACAAGTGCTTTAGGCACAACATCACAAACAGGAACAGCAGTACACACACTTGATAGTTTAACTATAGGTGCAGCTTTATCTGGTGCATCTGGAATTACAGGTGAGGGTAATGTAGGAGTAATAGCTCCTTCAGATCAATTAGATTTTTCCATAGGCACTGTCACCATTGATATTTTCACACAGGTAGATCCTGTGGGCGTATCAATGACCTCTGCACTTGGCACCGCTACTGCTCAAGCAGACGCATTAGTTACACTTGGTAGTTTATCGAGCAGCTTTACTTTAGGTACAGAAACAGTAGAGACAGGTACAGGTGTAATAGTAACTCTTTCAACTGTTGCTCTGACTTTTGCAGAGGGCACAGAAACAGCAACAGGTAGCGCCATAGTTGATGTCACAGGATTAAGTATGGCAACTGACTTAGGAGATACATTTGAAACTCCTTGGGCAAACGTAGTAACAGGAGCAAGTAATACATGGACGGAAGTAAACGCAGCATAGAAGAATATCGCATCACTAACGACGTGGTGGATGATCTTTTATCCACTTTAGAAATATTAAAAGATAAAGGTTTAGATACAAGTAAAGGCACGTGCACTATTAACGGATTTCAAACAGACAATATTTTGAAATATAAAACACCACAAGAAGTAGCACAAAAAATAATAGTCCAACTTAAAAAAGATTTAAACTTATTTCACATACATTTGATAGAGTATAATCAGGCAGGTGCTCAAACAGCTCACAATCACAAAGAGACTGAGGACTACTCTTTTATTTTGTATTTGAACGATTCTGATGGTAATACAGTATTTGAAAACCATGGCGAAATAACACCAAAAAAAGGGAAGTTAGTGTTTTTCAATAGTGATATAACACACTATGGTAAGCCAAGCATGAGAGGTAAAAAGATTGCAGTTGGGGCTTTAAAAAAGCATTGATTGCATATTAAAAAAATATATATTTTAAAGAGGTATAAAACATGTCAAGCACATATTCAGATAGACTCAAAGTAGAACTTATGGCAACTGGCGCAAACGCCAACACATGGGGAAACAATACTAATACAAACTTACAGGTTATTGATACATTTACTGCGGGATATCTTGCAAAATCAGTAGCTGGTTCATCTAATATAACATTAACCACAGGTAATGCTGATGCGACTGCAGAAGCTGCAAACAAAGTCATTGAACTTACAGGTGCTCTTACAGGAGACATAGTGGTATTTGTACCTGCCGTTGAGAGTAACTATGTATTTTTTAATAATACAACTGGATCTCAAACATTAACAATAGCAGCAACTGGACACACAGCTAATGGTCTAGCTATTGCACAAGGTGCTTACTCACATATTTATTGTGAAGGTTCATCTAATTTTAAAATTTATAACGCCATAGATAAGATTGGAGCTACCACAGTTGCAGCAGGTAAGGATTTAACCGCTGGTGGTGGTAATATTATTTTAAGAAGTAACGGAGCTGTATCTGCAACTACTTTTACAGGTAGTGGTGCTAATCTTACTGGCATTGAAGCTTTTCCTTCTGGAACAAAACAAGTTTTTTATCAAGCGTCTGCACCAACAGGTTGGACACAAGATACAACAGCGGCACTTAACGAAGCCGTGATGTCAATCGTAACAGGTTCAGGTGGAGGTACAGGCGGTACTACTGCTTACTTCTCATCTTTCTTGGCAACAACTGATAAAACTGCAGCAGACCCTGACGCACCGGTATCAGGTTCATTGTCTGGTACTGTGGGAGGACATACTCTTTCAACACCTGAGTTAGCCTCACACTCACACACCTTCACTGTTGTTAACCAACACCCGAACAACAACCCTCAACAGGCATCTCGTGGTTCTGGTAACTCACCGGGCGCCACAAGCACAGGAAGCACTGGTGGTGGTGGATCACACTCTCACCCATTTACAGGATCTTTATCTGGCGCTACAGCAGACGTATCTGTTACTGTTCCAGCAGCAGACGTTAAATACGCTAACGTAATCATTGCAGCTAAAGACTAATAGTTGATAATATCTCTCAACCCTGAATTTAAAGACGTTAAGTTAGATAGAACAAAAGTTCACTGTAATCGTAATTTTTTTAAATTAGAAAAAAAATTTGATTTTAATACTTTAGCTTTTTTCTTAGATAGAAAAGAACAGAACAATCTTTATTCATCAGATGGTAGAATAAAAATGATGAATTTTGATGTTTTTGATGAAGGTAAGTTTTTTTGTAAATTTGTAAAAGATTTATTGGATAAAGAAGCCAAAAAGATTAATACTTTTGTTTTTGCGTCTATGAGTAAAAAGGCACTATCTGAAAATCATACCGATGAGGAAAGCGTTTTCTTGTTTCCTGTTTTAGGCTCAGTTGTTTATAATGTTTATGATGAAACAACATTCACCCCGTTTTATCTTAACGTGGGGGATTTACTAGTTATACCTAAAGATGTGGTTCACTCAGCTATACCAATTTGCTCTAGAATAGTTGTTTCAGTAGGAGTGTATGATTAATGCCTATATTTGATCCAGATGGAACTTGTCCTCTTCTTAAGAAGAAATGTATAAAACATAAATGCCTTTGGTATAATATGTTGCAAGGTAAACACCCACAAACAGGATTAGACGTACAAGAGTGGGGGTGTTCAATCGCATGGATTCCCTTATTATTGGTAGAAAATTCTTCAAAAATGACTGGTGTGCAAGCAGCCACAGAGTCTTTTCGCAATGAAATGGTAAAAGGGCAGAGTGTTATGAATAATATTTTAGCAGCACAACCAGAAACTAGAACAGAAATAAAACAAGTGGCTAGTTTATTTGGGGCAATCGGTAATCATCAAAAAGCCTTAGAAAAACAAGATGAGGGAGAAGAGGATGAAATGATTAGACAACTAGGCAATAATAAGGTAAAAGTTAAGAAAGATAAAAAGGTGAAAAAAAATGGCAACAACCGTAAACAACACAACAGTAAATAGTAGGATTACAATTTTATTTGATTCTGATGGTCCTCTAGACGGTGATGGTCCTGCTAAAGGCACAGGCAATACCGAGTCAGATGTTTATCTAGATTCAAAAGTATATCTCAATCTTAGGTCGCACACAGAAATAGACGCAAGTATTCACGCATTACAATGGGATGCTACCACTAATACTGGTGAGATAGAGTATGTTGACAATAGAGATAACCTTAGTATTTCTGCAATTCCTCAATGGGTTACTAACGTAGTTATTAGAGCTGAGGCAGAAGACAAATATACAGAGGCGTATAACACAGCTTATAATGCAGATTCTAGTGCAAACTCAGAAGACGACTCTGCCGCAGTAACAGCAGGAACTAATGCTGGCACCACGGCACGAAATGATTATTTGACTGCTAATAGCATTACCTATTAACATTGAGAGATTACATCGTAGAAATTAAAAAGGTGCTACCCGTAGTCCTTTGTAAAAAAATAATATCCTATTTTGATAAAGATTATGAGGACGCTAGAACTTATGGTGGTTTAGACAAAGATGTTAGAAACTGTCTTACAACAGACGTACTTTGTGGTGCAGATACATTCGGACAAAAAATATGTTTAAACGCTACACAAGAGAAAATTTTTCATTGTGTAAAAGAGTATCAAAAAAAATATAGTATTTATATAGAACGAATTTCACAACTTGATCTTTTAAAGTACGAGGCTAACGATCACAAAGCAGGATATAAATTTCATAAAGACTTTGGTGATAATGCTCCTCATAGACATCTATCAATATCTATTGCATTAAATAATGATTACGAAGGTGGAGAATTTATTTTTAAGACAGAAAATGGAGAATTAAATATACCTCAAAACGAAGGGGACGCTGTTATATTTCCCTCTAATTTTATGTTTCCTCATCAAGTTAACAAAGTAACAAAAGGCACTAGATACGCTCTTATAGGGTGGGTGGTGTGATGGAGCCTATTTTTATAAAAGATTTTTTTCCTAAACAAATTTTAGACATAAGTTATTCTTACTGTGTTATTAAATATGGCAATCTTAAAAAGTTTGATTTAGACACACAAACCAACTCGTTAATTAGTGAACATGGAGACTATTTAATGGAAACATTATTAGCCTCTAGCACACCTGTTATTGAGCAAAATGTCGGTAAAAAATTATTTCCAACATATTCTTTTTTTAGAATTTACGATAAGGGTTCTACTCTACCAATACACACAGATAGAGGTTCTTGTGAATACACTGTAGCAGTTTGTTTAGGATGCGATCCTCAACATAATCCTTATGAAATTTTTATTGGTAGTAAGGACAATAAGTCTGATTATAAGTTTTATGATGATGAGGGTAATTGGAATAGGTACAAAATAGAATACAAATTTCCAATGTTACCTAACAATGCATTAATATTTAAAGGGATGGATAAAATACACTGGAGAGAATATTGTGAGCATGATCATTTTATGACTGTTTTTTTACATTACGTTGATCAAGATGGTGAATACGCAGAACATAAATTTGACAAAAGAGACATGTTAGGAGAAAAGAAAGTTGTTAAAAGCTGAAGAAATAAAAGACAAAAATTTTAAAATATTTTTAGGGATGCCCATGTATGGAGGAATGTTGACAGAGCCTACTTTACACGGATTATTAGAACTTCAAAATTGGACTGCTCAAGCAGGAGTTAGTATGAGAATACAAACCATGGGTAACGAGAGTTTGATTACCAGAGCTAGAAACACAATAGTTTCTATGATGCTAGACCAAACAGATTTTGCCGCAACTCACTTATTGTTTATAGACGCAGACATAGGATTTAAATGGCAAAACATTGAAAGACTAATTTGTGCAGAGAAAGATGTGGTTTGTGGTGTCTATCCTAGAAAACACATACATTTAGAAAAAATAAAAGATATCTTAAAAGAAAATCCAGATGCAACTCCAGAGGAGATGGAGGCTAGAGCGTTAGGGTACAATGTTAATTTTGATGATCCTAAAAATGTTACCGGGGAGTTTGGATTTTTTAGAGTTAATGAAGCAGCTACAGGAATGATGTTGGTCAAGAGAGAAGTATTTAGAACAATGATGAAAAAATTCCCTGAAAGAAAATATGAAACAGACCAAATTGTAAATGGTAAATATTATAGGTCTAATAATTGTTATGATTTTTTCGCTGTTGGTCCTTACATGACAGCAGGTCAAAAAAGATATTTATCTGAAGATTATTATTTTTCTAGATTGTGGCAAGAATGTGGTGGAGAAATATGGGCAGATTTAGCAATGCCCTTGTCACATTTTGGTAATAGGCAATATAAAGGACATGTTGGATCTTTAGTTGAGCCTAAAAAGCTCAAATGAATGTAGTTAACGAACATATAAAATATCAAGACAATTTTTTAGATAACAATTTAATAGAAAGTATTTCTGCAAAATTACACAACAGTTTATCTCCTTGGTATATGCAAAAATCTTTAGAGAGACACGATGGTTTGTTTTGGTACTGCTCATTAAAAGAAACAGAAGAAGATAATGGTAAAGGTATTGAAAATAAATTATTTGCAGAGGAAGTTAAAATGTTAGAAAAAACAGTGCCAAGAGAAATAATAAGAATTTATGTAAACGGTCAGTCTGTAAATCAACATGGAGATTTTCATGACGATGATGGAGATGAAACTATTCTCATAGGATTAAATAAAGAAATGGCTCCTGCTCTAGGAGGTGCAACAGAGTTTCTACTTGATAACAACGTGTCTTATTTAATATATCCAATGTACAATAGAGCCATATTTTTTAACGCTAAACTAATACATAGAGCGTTACCATCAAGTCACCCGTTTAGATTAACATTAGCTTTAAAAACTATAAAATGAAAATTGAAATAAAACCAGAGAGTTGGTTTCCATCCGTAATATTTCATTGTGAGATCGATACTAAGTTTTGTGATGAACTTGAAAAAAAAGTTTTAATAGATAAAGACAAATGGAAAAGAGAATTACTAAACGTTCACGCACTCACAACAGGTTGGAGTGGATTAAAACAATATCCAGAACTACAAGACTTATCTAAATTTATTTGCGAAAATGTCCTGCCCAAAATAGGAGAAACTCAAAGGTGGAAATATAACAATTGGAACACTAATGAAGCGTGGATAAATTTTTATCAGAAAGGAGACTCGGCAAAAATGCACACACATGGCTTTGCAGATTTTTGTGGTATTCTTATAATCAGTCCAGGTAATGGAAATTTAATTTTCTCTAAGACAGAAGTAGTGGAAAATAAGACGAAGCCTTTCGAGGATATAAGAGATGAGAAAATTAATGAAATCAAAGGCAGATTAATATTATTTCCTCCTTATATGTATCATACAGTTACTAATTGTGAAAATGACAGGATTAGTGTCGCTTTTAATTTTTCTAATGATCCTGTAAAAGAATTGTAGTATATTCTCGTAATGCCCTTAATTAATTTTAGACCAGCTGCAGGTATCAATAAAGAAGTCACTGACTATACAGGTCAAGGTAAGTGGACTGATGGTGATATGGTGCGCTTTTTTCAAGGATCAGCTCAAAAGATAAAAGGTTGGGAAAAGTTCATAGCAACGAGTTTAGTAGGAGCAGCAAGAGATCAACACGCCTACGTAGCTTTAGATGGCACAAGATACAATGCAGTAGGAACAGATAGAAAATTATACATAATAGAAGAGGGAGAGGCATATGACATAACTCCCCTTCGAAGAACTCAAGCTAGGACAAATCCTTTCACAACTAATGCAACAACGACAGTCGTAGTTACAGACTCTGGTCATGGTGCAGCCAAAGGAGACTTTGTGACCTTTGACTCTTTTTCCACAATAGATGGATTAGACATGAACAAAGAGTTTGAAATCACCTCAGTTGTAAACACTGCAGCGTACACAGTAACTCACACAAGCACTGCATCTGGATCTACTGCATCAGGTGGAGGCACTGGAAATATGAAATATCAAATAGGTATTGGACCAGAGTTTTCTGTCCCTGCTTTTGGTTGGGGTACCGACACTTGGGGTGCAGGAGGTTGGGGGAGTCCTTCATCTGCATCTAACGTGACACTGGAAGCAAGACAATGGTCACTAGATAATTTTGGACAAATCTTAATTGCAACAGTTTTAAACGGTGGAGCTTTTGAATGGGATCCTGATGACGGAGTTACTACTCGTGCAGTAGCCATAACTAACGCACCCACCGCATCTCGATTAGGTTTAGTTTCTACACCTGATAGACATATTTTATTCATGGGAACTGAATCAACGATAGGAACAACTTCATCTCAAGACGATTTACTTATTAGATTTTCTAGTCAGGAGGATAGAAATACTTATCAACCTACGGCAGAAAATACAGCTGGTTCTTTACGTATCGCTGACGGATCACGGATCGTGGCTGCAGAGAGATCTAGAGGACAAATATTAGTTTGGACTGACACATCTTTACACGCTTTACAGTTTATTGGTCCTCCTTTTACTTTTGGTTTAAGACAACTAGGTCAAAACTGTGGTATCATAGGGAGTCACGCAGGTGTTGATATAAATGGTGTAAGCTATTGGATGTCACAAGACTCATTCTTTCTATTTGATGGTTCAGTAAAAAAATTACCATGCACGGTAGAGCAGTTTGTATTTAACAATATAAATCAAACAGGTTCAGAAAATGCTTTTGCCGGGCACAACGGTGAGTTTAATGAAATCATGTGGTTTTATAATAGGACAGGTTCTGATCAAATTAATGCCATCGTTGCTTACAACTATCTTGAGGGAACTTGGTGGACTGGAACACTATCTAGAACAACATGGATAGATAGAGAAGTTTATGATAATCCAGTGGCATCTGAATACTTAGCCACAACAACTGCCAATAATGAAACAATTTTAGGATTAACTGATGGTGCTACTCAAATGTTTTTACATGAAACAGGCAACGACGCAGACGGAGAGGCAATCACTGCTTTTGTAAAATCTGGTGTCGTGCAAATAGGACAAGGAGATGAGTTTGCCTTTGTATCTAAAATTATACCTGATATTGAAGAACAATCAGGGACATTAAATGCTAAACTTGAATTTAAAAATTATCCCAACAATAGTACATCAGTAACTAAAACAACATCATTTACTGACACAACTGATTTTGTAAGTTTGAGAGGTAGGGGTAGAGAGTTTACTGTAAACGTGGTTTCTAACACAACAGGCACAGCATGGAGATTAGGCACACAGCGTTTTGATATTCAAACAGATGGTAGAAGGTAATGGCTAAATTAACACTAACAAGATTTCCAGACCCAAGAGAAGAATATGAAAGAGAACAATTCTCTGAACTAATAAGACAACTAGAGGATTTAATTTTACAATTAAATAGTTCTTACACTCAAGATACTCAAGAAGAGTCAACAAGAAGAGCATGGTTTTTAAATGGCTGACGTATTCAAAAGATTTATTACAAATGTAACAACAACAGATTTGACAACTGTATTTACAGTTCCTACTGCAAACGTAGCAGCTACCCCACCAGTTCCAGTGTCAACATTCATAGTTAAAACTATTAATGTTCATAACTATGATGGTTCTGCTGCAGTAACTGTAGACATTGATCATAACGACGGCACCTCTGACTTCCAGATATTTCAAGTCGATGTGTCTGCATCAAACACAAACACAATCAACACAAGTATGGTTTACCAAGAGGGAGATGCACTTAAAATTCAAGCTAATGCTGCATCGAGAGCTATGGTAGAAGTATCACTATTGGAGGTAAAACAACAACTATAATGTATGTATTGACTGACGTGCCGAAAGAAATATTAGATATTCTAGATCAAGTAATAAGAGAGAAAGACCTTAAACCATTAAATATGGATTTAGCAGGTAATTTAAAACATGAGTATGCAATACCGAAAGGTAAGGCTGCAGTGTCTCCTTTTTTAATGCAAATGATTATAGAGCACCAAAAAAAATATCCTAACTATTTTAAAAAAGCACACTCAACATTAAATTATAAAGCTTGTGAGGTAGAATTATTTAATCTTTGGGTTAATTTTCAAAAAAAACATGAGTTTAATCCGTTTCATAGACACGATGGTTTGTATAGTTTTGTAATATGGCACAAAGTCCCTTACAAAATAGAGGATGAAAACGCTAGATTAGTAGGTATGAAAGAAGAAGATAAAAGAGCAGGGTTTTTTAATTTTTATTATACAGGTTTAGATGGTCAAATTAATCAAGAGGCTTTGCCAGTTGACAATAGTTGGGAGGGCAAATGTGCTTTGTTCCCTGCAAGTTTAAATCATGCTGTCAACCCTTTTTATACTTCTGATGAATATAGAATATCTATCTCTGGTAATCTAGGCTTTAAGATATAAACCTATTGATTTCCTATCTTTTCGCCTATAAAACTATACTATGGCGAAAATAGTAGATGAACCCGTTCTATTACGTTATGACATAATAGACGGTAAAAAAATTCCTGTTTATAGTGCCAAGGTAGAAACAACAGTCACCAACACCAAAACAGGTCAAGAGTATACTTCACACGAGGAATGTCAGGCAGATATTGACAATCCAGAAACAGAAACAAAAGAGGAAGACATCAGAAGAGATGTTAATGTAATAGCACCTAACTTATTCAGTGGTGCAGCTACAGGCGAGGAGTAAAATGTTTAAGAAGATCCTACCAGCAGTTACAGGAGCGATAGGTTTTGCAGTTGCAGGGCCAGTTGGTGCCTCCATTGGTGCAGGAATAGGATCAGCAGTTAGAGGAGACAACCCTGCAAACATAGCTACATCTGCTTTGATGGGTTATGGTTTAGGAGCCTTGGGAGGTAGCGTGGGATTGGTTGGAGGACAAGGATTGGCTGCTCTTGGTTCTAGTGTCGGCACCGTGACAGGACTAGGAGGACAAGCTGCTAGCGCTGGAGTCGGAGGACAATCCGCTTTTGCTAGACCAGCTTTAGGTCAAGCCGCAAAAGATGCAGTTGCAAGAGAAGCTGCCAGTCCCGGTTTATTAGCTCAAGCAGGACAGTTTATTAAAAATAATCCATTAACTGCAGGTGCGTTAGGACTAGGAGCCGTTGGAGCTTTAAGTGCAATGGAAGATGAAGAAGAGGGAGTAGCCATACCTGATGCAGTAGTGCCAGGTAGTATCGCTCCTTTAGATGCTACTCAACCAGGTGTAAGTTTTTTTGATCCTGCAACACAATCATACGGTGCGGCAGCACCAACATATAGAAGTTTAAAAGACGGAGGTTTTCCTAGAAAGACAGGGCAGATCTCTGGCCCCGGCACAGAAAAGTCTGATGATATTCCTGCTATGTTAAGTGATGGTGAGTTTGTCATGACTGCAAAAGCAGTTAGAGGATTAGGTGCATTGAATGGCGCTAAAAAAGGTGATAAGTTAGAACAGCGTCGTAGGGGTGCAAAACAAATGTACGATATGATGGATAAATTTGAAAGCAAGGTAGCGTAATGGTAGATCAAGTTGTAATGTCGAGGCAAGCCCCGTTCATAGAAGATAGAGCGGAACAACTATTAGCAACCACTTTTGGTATCCCTTTAGCACCGGGAGAAATACCTCCTCCAAAACTACCGGGGGAAACTGATGAAGAATATTTATTAAGAATTAGAGGTTTAGCAGGTGTGCCTCAGACAGTTCCTGCTCAACAAGTTGCACCACTAACTCAAGCGCAAGAAACTGCAGTTGCCAAAGCGCAAGAAGGATTAGGTGCTTATCAACCATTTTTAGATGCCGCATCGACAACAGTAGGTGCAGGTTTAGGCGCTATCGGTGCAGGTGTTCAAACATTAGATCCTTCTCAGATATCTACGTTTATGAATCCTTTCTCTCAACAAGTTACACAACAAGCATTAGCTGAACTTGACAGACAGGCAAACATTCAAAAGCAACGAACCGCTGCCGAAGCTGTAGCGGCAGGAGCTTTTGGTGGTGCAAGGTTCGGTGTCCGTGAAGCAGAAGAAGCTAGAAACTTAGCACAGGTAAAATCGCAAAGAATTTTTGAAGATCTATCACGA